AATACGCCTTCTGCTACTGTATATTTATGTATTCCTGCTGCCATGTTATCCTCCTGCCCTAAGCACTGGCTGTGCGTGAATGGGCTTGTTATTATTATTTTATCAAATTCTTAGTAGATTGGGGGTAAGCCCTTTATACGACTTACCCCATAGTTCTACAAAACTATTAATCCTTATGAATTTGGATTAAGCTGGACTAAATCCATCTGTTGACGGTGAGCGTTTCACAGTTAATTGTTTTATTAAGTGAGCACTATCTTGGTTCACTCCTTGAACAAATAAATATGGAACAATTTTATCTCCATCATCAAAAGTATACGACATTGTTGTGCTAGGGGCTGCTAAAGCTCCTTCACCCATTACAGCATTTTTAATATGCGAAAATGTCACAACTCCTGCATCACTAACTTCTATTCTTAGTCTTAGATTTTGACTATCTGTAGTTGCCTCAGTACTATCTGTATAAGTACCAGAGCCACCATTATTTAAGTCACTAGACAATTGAATATCGTCAGCTGATTGAACTCCATATGCTACAAAATCAGTATATATAGGGTCCCCAGATGCAGCAGCCAAAATATCGCCATGACCAGGTGCAAACTCTTGAACCTTTCTAAAACCAATTACAGCACAATCATAATCAGTGTAGTCTGCACTAAACATAGTACAGTCAAATGAAGCTGATTGTTTGCCAACCGTTATTATGTTCCCAGGGCCTCCCATTTGACTTCCTCCAAAAACCATTTCAACGCCAACATTGTCAGCAGTTTCGTTGTCTGTTTGAAGATTTAAGCCTGCGGCAGTACTTGCAGTATCAACTGCTGGAACTGTACCAGTTACCGTTCCTGGGCTTGTTGCAGTTGCAGTGTAAACTCCTATGTTGCAACATGAAGCTGGAAACAATTGTCCGTCTGGGCCAGGAAATATCATACTATATTTATCTCCCTCAGCCATAACGCCATGAGCAGAAACACCAAGATTAGATACTATAGGAGCTGAGCAATCAATATAGTTCCAGTCAAATATAGTTTCAGCTCTTGACTTTCCATCATAAGCACTACTATTCTTATTTAATACATCACTTCTCATTATAGGACTCCTTCTAGGTTGTACAACGCATGTGTTTCAGGAAGAGATACTTCAAGACCTGCTTCTGTAAGAATCATATCCTTACGTAGGTCTTCGTCTGCCTGTTGAACATTTGTTGTAATTGAAGTGTCTCGATTAACACCGTTACCAACCAAAGGTCTATAAGATACGTGGTCTAAGTCAATCATACATAGATATCCAGCGAAGTTAGCTCTAAATAGAGGTTCTTTCACTAAAGATAAATCACCATGTATAGTATCAACTTTTAGTACCTGATGACCGAAAGAGCCTTGACTTGCAGCAAAGTTATATCGAGACTCGCCCGCTAAACTTTGATTAACAAAGTCACTTGCTCCTAACTTATTGAAATGAGACATTACTGGAAGAGATGCTAAAGCTAATTTAGAAGTACTTCCACCCCTTGCAGGGTCAAATATAACTTCAAAATCGCTTAACAATTCATCATAAGTAAGCTGAGATGATTCTACAGATTTTAAGTAAGGTGTTTTTTCAGAATAAGAAAATTTAACACCACCTTGAATTGCAGTTCCAGCATTCTTAATAATATTTCCTGTAATACCATCAGTATACTGAACGCCACTTTGGCTTCCTTGCATACCGAAAAGCATTGCTCTTTCAATGTCAATTTTATGTTCTCTTAATTTAAGATTCCATAATCTTGCCCATTCATCAGCATATCCACGATATACTGTTGCTCTTGCTGTATTAGTCATTTCACAAGCAGTCTTGAAAATTTGAGTGTAACCACTTCTATTATCAAGCTCTTGAGACCATACATCAGGAGCACCTGAACCCTCTTGGTAAGAGGTTCCAATTACTGTTACTCGACCAGTATCTTCAACTGAAGTTGTTGAGCTATCACCAGCAGATGCTTGGATAGTTCTAACTTGAATTGTTGTGTCTGCGCTATTATGAGTAACAGACTCGATTCTTCCTGTTGCAGTTATAATCGCATCTGAATCATCAGTATCATGGTCATCATTATTGTTTTGCTGAAAACTACAAACCATCCCTTTAATTAGCCAACCAACTTGACCAGTTGAGTCTGTGCTTCCTGCAGCAGATTCAACAGTAACGTTAGTTAGACCACCAGGGGCAGCTAGAGTTACAGCGCCATCAACATGAAAACTTCTATCAGTCATCGCAATCTTAGTTCTATCTTCTAAGAAACGAAACTGAGAGTCAGATGTTGGTACTTTTGCAACTTTTGACAAGTATACGAAAAACGGAGATTCTTCTGGTGACAGTTCTGCGACCCTATCGCTAAAGTCATACAGTCTTCTTGAAGGTATAGTACTATCAATGACTGCACCAGGAGTTCCAAATTTCACTTGTCCACTATTATAAGTAGCCATTATTATTATTCTCCTTAGTTATTTATTTTAAAACGTTAGTTCGGCTACCAGCACCTACAATTGAATCCCACATGCCATCCTTTTCGCTTTTAGCTTGAGGTTGTTGACCTTGCAATATACCACCAGGTGTTGGGGTTTCTTGCGTTTGTCTAACATTATCAAGTGGGTTATCTGCTGTAACTGTGCCTTGGCCTTCGTTCATAACAGCTTTCCACATTTTAACAGCACCTTCAACACCATAGTCCGCAGGATTTTTAGCAGCGAAATTCATAAAAGAATCAACTTCAGCAGGAGTCAATCCTTGCTGCAAAAGGTTACCCTTTAGTTGTTGAATTCCTTGATTTTTCATCACGCCAGCCATCCTTTGATTTACGGCTTGTCCAATACTGTCTTGTAGCTCTTGCTGTCTGAACTTATACGATTTAGATTTAGGGTCATTATAGGCTTCCCATGGGTCAAAATCATCTTTCTCTAATTCAATTCGTTGAGGTCCAACATTCTGGGGTTGACCGCCTTGGACCATTGTTGCAACTGTTCGTGCAATATCTGGTCTCGCTTGTAGCAATTTCCCAATTGACTCAAACTTTTTTAGATTTTGATTTTCATTAGCAAGTTTATCCTTCTCTGATTGGAAATATTTTACTTGGTCTTCCAAGTTCTGAGCAGAACCCTCGTTAACGTTTTGTCCTTCATCTTGCCCTACATTAGTGTTAGCTTGACCTTCCATTGGAAGATTTCCTTCATTTAATGCGTCTGTCATTTCACTTCTCCTTTTGCGATTTCTGTTGTTTTAATTGAGCTTGACTGCCTACTCGCAATTTCTCTGACTCCAGTTTAACCGCATCTTTTAGTCTACCAATAGCAAGCTTATCTTCGGCCTTCTTATTAGAAGAGTCCTTATTAAGCTCTGCTTTGAATTTTTCCACCTCAGTACGCTTACGTGCCTGTATAGATTCTCTATGTGCTGTTTGTAAGTCGCCTGAAACTTTCTTAATTTGTTCTTGAGCACCTTGCAATGCTTGTTGTAATTGCATAATCTGGTCTGTTCTTGACAATACACCCTCTTTATCAAATATATCTGTTTTCTTAAGAGCTTCAACCTTATCAATAAGGCCTGACTGATAGGCTTGCATATATATTTCCCACTCTCCCCATTTATTTGAAGGCATTGTTGAATTGCCAATTACTCTAATATCAAATTGTCCAACTGAAATTTCATTTTCAATTGCTTGTAATTCTTTTGTTTTGTCATCATACAGTCTTTTGTTTACTGTAAATTCATTTATATCGTTATTAGGCTGCGATATCCTAAATGTTTTTTGAAAGTTGTAATGTGATTTAGCTAAATTATATACAACTCTTCCAATTCTTTTTAACGAACCCTCAACATCTCTTAGTTTAGACTTAGAGCGTCTTTGACCAAAATCTTCCATCATCATTGTCGCTGAAGATGTTCTCGGTGCAGCCTCTGCATTTCCTTGCATCATTTCAAATATACCCATATTCAAATCAATATACTTTTCAATCATTGACGGTAGCTGCATAATTGAGCTTGACAATGGTTGGGGCGAAGGAAAATGCGGTTCCCCAAAAGAAGCATCATATTCGAGGGTGGCATTTGGGTTAGCCCAATCTCTTTCGAGTTCTTCAATATCTTGAACACTTCCTTGAGGTATAAGAAGTTTTAGTCCTGAGCTAGCCTGTGCGTGCGATGTGATTAACGACACTGTCTTGTTGAGGAACCTTTGAAAGTCTTTATTTTTTCTTACATCACTCATTGGATAAGGAGTGTTTGTCCATATATTTGGTACTGGCACAATTGGGTATATATCTGTATCTAATACTAAATCATATAATACAATCTGACCAACTGAGCACGTCTGTCTAATTCTTGTTTGCTGAACTTCAACAAAATCAATAAGTCCTTTTTTAATAGCATTTATAAATTGCCCTTCTTGAGACATTGAATCAAATTGCTCTTTTGATACAATTTTTTCTTGTT